ACACCTGATTCTTTCTGCTTCAGGGTTTGATAGACTAGGGGAGTGGTTCAAGGCTCCACTTTCTTTAATTAAACAAGAGATAAAAGGATTAGAAGCATGAAAGATCTTAGAGACCTAGTACCTAGTATCTATGCAGAGCTAGAGAAGCTTTCAGACGGGACACCTTTGCCCTTAACAGATGATGACATCGACAAGACTGTAGAGGGTTTACGCGAGGCTCTGAAGTCTTGGGCGCGTCCCTCTGTCCGTAACAGGGAGTTCACTCTTCGCATGTCTAACATAGGGAAACCTGCGCGTCAGTTATGGTTCGAGAAACGCGACGAGAATGTTAATAACTCTATCAACGGTCCAACACAAGTTAAGTTTCTTTACGGCCACATGCTAGAAGAGATAGCTCTTATGCTTGTTCGCATGGTTGGCTACTCTGTTACCGACGAGCAGAAAGAGGTAGACGTTAATGGAGTACTAGGACACATGGACTGTAAGATAAACGGCGAAGTCGTTGACGTTAAGACCGCTTCTAAGTTTGCATTCAACAAGTTCAGGAACGGGACACTCGCCGACGACGATCCCTTTGGGTATCTCGGACAGCTTGCAGGCTACGAAGAAGCAGAGGGTACCGCAGACGGAGGCTTCTTGGTAATCAACAAAGAGAGCGGGGAGTTGTGCTTATATCAGCCCGACGACTTTGACAAGCCTGTAATTACTAAAAAAATTACTGAGACTATTAAGGCTTTAGATCTTGACTCTAAGCCAGAGATGTGCTATAATCCGATACCTGATGGTAAGAAAGGGAACATTAAATTACCTAAAGGATGTAGCTGGTGTAAGTATAAGTTTGAATGCCATAAGGACTCGAATGATGGAGAAGGTCTACGAGCCTTCCGCTATTCCAACGGCATGACTTATCTGACCCATGTTGAAGTTGAACCCAAAGTAGAGGAAGTTTTACTATGAACCGTAAAGTGTCTAAGCGGATAACGCGCCAAGTAAAGGAGATTATTGTTGAGTGGTTTGGGACAATCCTTTCTGAAGAAGAGGCGTCAAAAGTAACGACAGATAACTGCTTTGAGTTTATGCCTGATCAAACGCATTTCTATGCAGGACGCACTACGTACTTGAATGCGTATCACCCTAAGTGGATCAGTAATAAGATAAAGAAGATGTTAAAATCCAACCCCGCTCTGGATATAGAGACAATAACTTTGAGGGATATACAATGTCTTCACCAGCCTTAGATACTTTGTACGTGTATTTTTTATCTATCTCCCAGTTCATTACTGAAGGTTCCGGAGAGTTAGATGCCATAAGTTTAGATACGTGGATGACTATTAATACATTAATACAACAACATATTGACCACGAAACAGGAGGTGTTCTACATTGAAAAAGATAAGGAAGGGCTACAGGAAACCACGCGTTAAGCGCCCAGTAGAGAAAGATCTTGTAAAAGGATACGACTCTAACTGGGAGTATCAACTTCATACAGGGATCTTAGAAGGGTGGGAGTTTCATACAGAAGCTATTCCTTATATTGTTGAGCATAAGTATCAGCCGGATTTTATTTCGGAGATCGACGGTAAGAAAATTTTACTTGAAGCAAAGGGGCGGTTCTGGGATTACGCGGAGTATAGCAAGTACGTCTGGATTAGCAAAGCGTTGCCTGAAAATGAAGAGCTAGTATTCTTGTTCGCTAACCCCAACGCTCCAATGCCTCAAGCAAAAGTAAGAAAGGACGGAACTAAAAGAACTCACGGAGAGTGGGCAAGCGCTAACGGCTTTAGGTGGTTTAGCGAAGAAAGTATACCTGACTCTTGGGTCAATACGGAGAAGAGACTATGACAACTAAGAACGACGTAACTGGTGATGCCATCAAGAGCAAACCTTCGTCAGACACTTATCGGGACAATTACGATAGGATCTTCGGAGCTAAGAAGACTTCTAAGCCCAAGGAGGCTGACCGTGGTAAACCAACGTAAAGACGAGAGACGCGACAGGTTTTTAAGAAAGAAGAAGTTTAAAAAGATTAGGAGCGCTTCTAAGCTTAAAGATACTAAGCGCGATCATAACATTAACAACATCAACAATAACATTTATTTTTTAGAGGACTATTATGGTGGAATCAATTAACTACAGTCTTGACGATGTATCGGCTACCGAGTGGGACGCGATCAATAAGAGCGCTCTGGCTCAGAAGCGCAAAGACTCAGTGTTACCTGAAGATGCTCAAGCACGTAAAGACATTCCAGTTTATACTGGGTTTATCAATTATTTTCCTAGAGCTATAGCCGCTGTAGCTAAGATCAGTTTAATCGGAGGACTTCAGCACGGTCAAACAGCAGAGACTTTGCACTGGGATCGCTCTAAGTCTGGTGACGAGTTAGATGCAATGATGCGCCATATCCTTGATGGAGATTGGGAACAAGTAGCGTGGAGAGCTATGGCGAATTTAGAGAAGAAAGAAGAAGCAAAGGCTGAGGCTGAGATTAATTACCGCACTACAACTTTTCACCCGACGTACACTTCAGTCCCTGTGACTGGTAAGGAATAATAGAATATGATATCTAAGAAATATGGTATGACCCTGCCTATCTCCGACGAGATAGATACAATTAAGTACAGACAGACCGGCGAGGATTTTTACTCTAAAGTTGTCAGAATCGCCGACTCCCTCAAGGATAGCGCTGATCACTTTGAAGACTTTAAAGATACTCTGCGGCACTTACGGTTCTTGCCTGCGGGGAGGGTTCAGAATGCTATGGGAGCCGCTCGACAAACCACCGCTTTTAATTGTTTTGTGTCAGGAACTATTGATGACAGTATGGACTCTATCATGCAACGGGCTACAGAGGCCGCTGAGACTATGCGTAGAGGCGGGGGTATTGGCTACGACTTCAGTAACCTACGTCCTCGCGGAGACCGTATTAAATCTTTAGACGCTAAAGCTTCAGGGGCTGTGAGTTTTATGCAGATATATGACGCAGTGTGTCAGACTATAGCAAGCTCAGGCCATAGACGCGGAGCGCAGATGGGTGTATTGCGGATAGACCACCCCGACATTGAACAGTTCATAACCACCAAGAATAACGGAACTGATCTTCAAGGCTTTAATATTTCTGTAGGGGTGACAGACGAGTTCATGGAGTGTCTTGAGGCTCAACGGCCTTTCCCTTTGAGATATAATGGGGAGGTTTATACAGAGGTTGACCCTGTTGCTTTGTGGGATATGATTATGAGGAGCACATGGGACTGGGCAGAGCCGGGGGTTTTATTTATTGATACTATTAATAAAATGAATAACCTGCATTACTGTGAAACTATTTGCGCGACTAACCCCTGCGGTGAGCAACCACTGCCTCCTTATGGCGCGTGTCTGTTGGGTTCTTTTAATCTTACAAAGTATGTAAGCGATGGCTCTTTTGATAACCAACAATATACTAAAGACATCGCTGTAGTCGTTAGGGCTATGGATAACATCATTGATAGAACGGTCTATCCTTTGATTGAACAAGAACGCGAAGCCAAGAACAAGCGCCGCATGGGGCTAGGCGTGACAGGGTTGGCGAATGCCGCTGAGATGCTAGGTATGCCTTACGGATCTCCTGAGTTCATGCAGTGGACTGAGAACGTACTGACTACACTTCGGGATTATTCTTATGCGACCAGCGCTGACCTAGCCGAAGAGAAAGGTAGTTTCCCTCTTTACTCTGAGCCGAAGTTTATGGCAAGTGAGTTTGTAAAAACACTACCTGATTGGGTTAAGAAACGTATACAGAGTAAGGGGATTAGGAACTCACATCTTACTTCTATTGCGCCTACTGGGACTATCAGCTTAACTGCGGACAACATTAGTAGCGGTATCGAGCCACCATTCTCTTTGTATTATGATCGCACTATCCAACAGTTTGACGGCCATCAGGTACAAAGGGTAGAGGACTACGCTTATCGACACGGAGTACACGGGCGTACAGCTAATGAGATTAGCGCTCAGGAGCACCTAGACGTTCTAGCTCTATGCTCCAAGTACGTAGATAGTGCCGTCTCTAAGACTTGTAATGTCGGAGACTCCGTAACCTACGACGAGTTTAAAACTCTTTACTATGAGGCTTGGAAGAAAGGCTGTAAGGGGATCACTACCTTCAGAGCTTCAGGTAAGCGTTATGGCATTTTAAATGAAGTTCAAGAAGAGAAAGCCGAAGACAAAGAAAGTAACGGGGGCGCTTCTGCTTGTTTCATTAACCCAGAGACAGGAGTTAAGACTTGTGAGTAATAGAGGAAAGGAAGCGAACTTAATAGGCTTTAAAATTCTGCTAGACTCTGAAGGGATTGTCGTAACAGAAATGAGCGGGGTCCCACTACCTGAGCTTGGTAAGCTTTTGAGACCTGAAGAGATGGAGATTATAAGAAACATTGTAAACTTTACGAAACCAAAACTGGAGAAGCTACATGGTGAGATAGAGGCAGAGCTAAACGCTTTGAATCATGTAGCGGTTGGAGAGTGATCAGGAGGTAGTAATGATTAGTTATCACTAGACAAAAACATAATATTGTTTAGTAACCCCTAAACAATACAGAGTCCCAAAGCGGTTACTTTAATCAGTTAAAAGCCACTTAATGTAACCAAAAACGGACTGCAAGGAATCATAAGCGCACAGAAGTGCTGACTCTAATCGGATATAAGCGCATAAAAGTGTTTACAAT